GGTCATACACGCGTATCTTTCCGTAAATTTGAATGACATACATTTTTTTCTTACGAAGTGCCTTCATTTTGTCGGCTTCTTTAATCTTCGATTTTACTTTGTGATAGCGATAAGTCTTGGAGATGAATTCTATTAACATGATAATTGTATATTGAAATTAAACTCTGCGTTTATTGGCAGGGCGTGGATGCAGATAAAATGCATTTTCCGCTAACTGGTTGCGTTTTTGGTCAAGTATAAACTTGCCACCTTCTATACAGTCAGGGCCGTCCGCCGGTGATTTGAGTTGCGGGTTAATCAATAAAAATTGCTCTTCCAGACGCAACATATTAGGGTTATCCCGCTCATCGGCGTTGAATATCAACTGGCCGTTCCGGTTAATGGGCTCCAGATTACCTTCGATTCTGACAAATTTGTCGGGCTTCTTGCGAGTGTCCGGTATAATTCCCAGTTGACCCTGTTCCCGTCCGATTTGAGCGAATAGAGGTATGAATACCTGTTGGTAAAATGGGTCTTGCAGGGTGTTATTCTCGACATAGTTATATACCTGTGTTTTTCCATTCACGTAGTCCCTAATAGCATAAAACCAGCCCACAAACTCCGCGTTTGGCACTTGATCGAGAAACCCGGTATAGACATAATACTTCCCTTCCTTGAATCCCATCAGGAAAACGCTTTTATAGCTTCCTCCGGCCCGTTGTTTATCCTTGTTGGATGGTGACGGATCGGCGTACGCCACCACGAATTTCATTGTGCCGAGCGGCGGACATTTACCCCATGTGATTTCTTTGAAGGTCTCCCCTTCTGATAGCGGGTTGTTGAAATACTCCTGTTGTGCTGCCTTTGTACTTATCTTTGATAATACCCGGTCAATCATCTCCTCCGTGTTTTTCGCTCCCCATGTGCTTTTTCCGTTTTTATCCCGGATGTTCACGATATCGTGGTGGTCAGCTTTTAAAGCAGCCAAAGTAACGCAACAGGTTTTAGCGATAATATTTCCAAGTATTAAAATAAGCAATGGCTTGCTGATTGAACGGGTTGGAATAAGAGCCTGTTCAAACCAGTTGAAGTTCTTTTTTACGATATCCGGATTGCGAACACTCTCATCCGTATCAAAGTCGGATACAACAATGGTATCCGGACGAATATTCTCATTCTTTTTACCACGTGGAGATTGACCGGCTCCCAATGCTATGAATTTTGCACCGTCTTTAGTCCCAAAGTCACCCTCTTCCCAATCTCCGTAGCTTTTCTGTTCTCCGTAATAAGCCTTGATACGTTCATTCGATTCCAGATTAAGCATATAGGGCATTAGTAAGTCATTGGCCGCATCCTCGCTTGATGAAACGAAAACAACAAACTTCTTCATACCTGTCAAAACGAGATATAGAATCACGAACATGGTAACAGTATCTTTACCAAGCTCACGGCTCCAACTGACTACCTCATACCACTCCGGTTGAGCAATTACCCGGTTAATAAATCGGGTATGAAAAGGTGCAAAATCTGCATTGGCATATTTTGGAAAAAAGAATTTAGCCCATTCGACCGGATGCGCTTCAAGATATCGTCGGTGCTTTTGTATTTCCGCTTCCGACCTGTTCATATCCAGTCCGCTATCCGATAAATAGGCTTTTTTATGTCGTTGCCATTCATCAAGGCTGTGACGTTCCCCGGGCTTCATCTTATTTCAGTTGATCTTTTATGTACGCATCAAACAAACCACATATCTCTTTCCCTTTTTCGTAGTCAATGGGGCGTATCCAGTCGAGAATCTTACACGAAACGTTAATAACATCGGTTAATCCGCACTCGGTTTCCAAGGCGGCTAAGTCAGCCACCAATCTGCGCCGGATATTACTCTCCTCATTGGAAGGGAAACGGTATTTTTCCTCACGGGTAGCTATCAGGGAATCTAATTCGGTAAGCTGGTTAATAGTAGAGCGCAACCGTTCTTCGCGGGTCACTGAGATGGTTTTACGCAATTCCTCCCATTTATCGGTATTTGCCCATTTGCTTACTGTCACTTCAGACACACCGACTTTCGACGAGATTTCCTTTTGTGTTAGTTTTTGACTGACAAACAACAGTTTCGCATAGTCGCGAAGCTGTGATAATTCCGATTTGGTTCGTTGCGGCTTCTTCTCCATCCTGCTTTTTTGATGCAAAGAAACTTTATTCTGCTCCAAAAACATAAAAACAGTGTCAAAATGGCACTACTTAATGCCATTTTGACACTGTTTTTTGGAAAATAGAATCCACTCCCCTTACTTTTGCCCTCTCAATTAAACAAAGCCGAAAATGCCTAAAAAAGTATCTGAAATTCTGAACCAACTGAACGATTCATCGTGTGAGGTCTATTTGTACGGCATCATCGGCCGATGGATGGATATCGACACCAATCAATTGATTCCTTCACTGGAGCAGGTTCGGAAAGGCGGATGCACAAACTTCACATTTTATGTAAACTCTGACGGGGGCGAAGTAACGCAAGGTCAAGCTCTCTGGAATTATTTAAATCGCAACGATATCAACGTTACCTGGATCGTTGACGGGATAGCAGCTTCAATGGCAGCTTTGGTAATGACCAATCCGAAACATACGGTACTCATGTGCCCATACAGTAAACTAATGCTGCATAACGCATCGGGAGCTGTTTGTGGAAACTCAAAAGACATACGGGCGTATGCTGACGTAATGGATTTATTCCAAAAAGACGTTGTGGATATGCTGGCAACCCGCTGTGAGCTGGATGCAGCAAAAATCAACAGCCTTTATATGGATGGTTCCGATCATTGGTTAACTCCGGAGATGGCCGTCCAAGCAAAATTGTGTAATGAAATCATTGACGGTATGGATGGGGTTGTAGAACCGCCTCCCAGTTTGGTAGACCCGTCGGATATTTACAACTACTTTCAAAATCAAATAATTAATTTAAAAACAACCAACAGCATGGATCACAAAAAAGTGGCGCCCATTCTTAATTTGGACGTGAATTCTGATGAAGGAACTGTTTTCTCAGGAATTCAAAACGTGGTGGCAAAAGCCACGCGCTTGGAAACTGAAAACACAACACTGAAAACAGAAAAAGCAGCCCTGGAGACTCAAGTCTCAGCGCTGAATCAAACTCGGGTGAAAAACCTGATTGACGGGGGTATTTCGTCAAAACGTTTTGGCGAAGATATGCGCGCCACCTACACCGAGATGGCTACCGAGAATTATGACCGGACTGAAAAGCTCATCAATTCATTACCGTCAATCGGTAAGATTGTTGACAGTCTCAATGCGGGAAGTTCTTCAATTCCGGCTACCGAAAAAGATTGGACATGGGATCAATACCACAAAGCCGGTAAGTTACAGAACTTGAAAGCTACCAACATGGAGCATTTCAAGAATCTTTTCAAAGCGAAGTTTAACCGTGATTACAAGGAGGACTAAGAGATGACAACGATAAACATGACCAATGATGCGAGCTACAACTTTGTAGCCCCTACTATCGAAGCTGATGCTTGTTCCAAAGTAGAAGTGGTATTTCCGACATCGGAAGCTCAAGTTTTGACTCCCGCAGCTGAAATCACAGCTACCGTTCAACGTTCCACAACTATTATCGATTGCGGACAGTTAACCGCTAATGCGAATCTTGATTTGACTATCACGCCTGATGTTCCGGTAGGAGCTTCATTGACGGTTAAAATGGCAAGTGATACCACGGCACGCACCCTCACACTGGGGAATGGTTTTGTAGGTAATCCTATCGTGGGAACACCTTCCAATACGTTTGTTACGCCGTTTGTCTTTGACGGTACCAATTTTATCGCAACCGGTGCTCCGGTAGCAATCACCAATGTCGTGGCTCCGGCTCCTGCATCTTAATTTAATCCTAACAATAAAATGAAAAGAAAATTTCTTCTTAGTTTGATGGTGGCCGTTTTGTTTGCCACCGGTATCGGTACCGCCTTTGGTGCTGTAGCAGGTGCGGGAGCTTTCGCGCTTACCTGTATTAATAAAAGGTTGCCATCCGGGTCCGCAATGGCCGGTGTAATTCCTGAAATCTGGTGCGATTATGTGATTGGAAATTTATTCAAAAACAACGAGTTTTTGTTACAATCCGTAGATGAATCGCAATACGTAATCGGTGGCAGTTGTGTGCACATTCCGCAAGCAGGAGGTGTATCGGGAGTAAAACGAAATCGGACAGCTCTTCCCGCCACTATTACGCGACGTAAGGATATCGACGTTACTTATCCCTTGGATGAACTTACTACCGATCCGCGTTTTATCGCCAATATCGATAAGGCAGAATTAAGTTATGATCTGATGGATAGCTGTATGTCTGAAGACATGAGCGCATTACAACAATTTGCTGCTGAATCGATGCTTTACAACTGGCGTCCTACTTTCTTTATCAAAACGACCGGAGATGCAACCGCCGCACACATCGGTAGCGGATATCGCAAGGGAGTATCCTTGCAAGATTTTATCACGGCAAAATCCCTGTTCAACAAATGGAATATCGCAAAAGCCGATAGATACTGTATCCTTGATACCGAGATGTTCGCTCAATTATGTACTGACCTGAAGGCGACCAACTTCCGTGATTATTCGGCAGTGTATAACCCTGTAACCGGTGAATTGAATGCTTTGGAAGGTTTCAAAATCTATGAACGTTCTACGGCTTTGAATGCAAGCAACAACTTGTTGACTCAAGTAAAAAACAAGAGCTATTTCAATTGGACTGGGAATGATTTAACCTATACCCCGGAAGCATTCATCGATATTGAAACCGGTGAAACGGCAGCTCCCGCTACCTCTTGTGCTTACGCGCTATTTTGGTCGAAAACATGGGTTGCCCGGGCTATGGGTGCAACCAAAATGTTCGACAATCAAGGTAATCCACAGTATTACGGCGATATCTACTCGTTCCTTCAAAGAATTGGTGGTCGTTCTCGTAGAGCTGACGGATATGGCGTGTTAGGATTAATCCAAGATACAGCAACAGCTCCTGTTGCTTCTTAACCACTTTCCGGAGTCTCTTATCAATACGGTGAGAGACTCCGGAATAACACTTATCAAAAATGGATGAAGTAGTAAATGTTTTTAATCGGTTCCCAAGCGTAATGTATGTATACTGGGATAAATCTTCGAATGCCGTCTATTTTGATTGCAAAACCAAAACATGCGTTAAAGTAACACGTGCTCAAGCGGCCGTATATGCCGCCAATGAAAAGGCTGCAACATCTGCGGCGACTGCTACTGCGGCAGCTACAGCAACACCCACGGCAGCAACTCCATCAGCAGATGCCGCCCCAACCTCTAAATAATCATCGATGAATAATATAACATTTAACCTTGGCAATGGCAATTTGGTTTCTGCTTTAGCCGGCCAGGATCATTACAGCGGATTGCTTTTATATTGCAATCAAAGTGATTTTCCCACGGCCAATGCGGGTGTTACCGGGTTTAGCACAAGCAATCCGATTATTCCCATAACATCCACCGATCAGGCCTCTACGCTTGGAATTTCATTAACTGCATCTTCATGGATGATGCAAGCGCTCTATTATCACATCAGTGAAGCTTTTCGCATTAATCCGAATATTGTCTTATGGGTAGGTATTTATCAAAGTGCCGGTGTAGGGCAGGATTTTTCGGAAGTTAAGTTGATGCAAAACTTTTCTGAAGGTACGATAAGGCAGATAGGTGTATATAATCCGTATGTCCAAGTGGCAGACGAAGATTTAAGCACCTTACAAGGTATTGCAACGGCCCTTGAGAGTCAATTCATGCCACTATCCATCTTGTATGCGCCTTCTGTCTCACCCCTTGGGTCATTGGTGGCAGTACAATCGTCAGGCAGGAGAAATTTATCTGTGGTGATATCTCAGGATGGAGCAGCCGGAAGTATCGGCTACAATTTGTTTTATAGCTTGAATAATACCTCCAATTGTTCGGTGAGTAATATTGGATTGCTTTTAGGAATCGTATCGTTGGCGGCTGTTAACGAAGATATTTCATGGGTAAAAAAATTCCCTTCCGGACTATCGACACCGGCCTTTTCTGACGGTACATTGGTAAAGAATGTTGATGCCGGTGTCTTGAATGATTTGGACGGAATGGGTTATTTGTTTCTGCTGAAATATCAAGGATATTCCGATTCATATTTTAATGATAGCTGGACGCTCGACCTTCCCACAAGCGACTATTGTTACATCGAGCGTGAACGGACGATGGACAAAGCGACACGTGGCATTCGTACTTATCTGATCCCTGAAATGGGAGGAGACCTTACCATCGATGCCTCGACCGGTAAATTAAGCGCGGATACGGTTAGCTATTTGGAATTAGTGGCCGGATATCAGTTGGAAGACATGGCAAAGGCCGGTGAATTAAGCGGTTATAGCGTGGTGGTTGATCCAAATCAGAATGTGCTGGAAAACTCCGAAGTTGCATTCAACATCGTAAATGTGGCAACCGGTTCGATGCGTCAGGCAGTCGTTAATATTAACTACGGGACATCCGATTAAAAAACAAATATATGAACGGATTAAGATATGTGCCGTTGATTAACGGTGTGGAACCCAGTTGGGCAAACCTGACGGTTAATATCGCAGGAGTACCGACGATAGGGATTACAAAGATCGACTACTCGGATGAGCAGGTGATTGAAAACATTGAAGGTGCAGGACAGTATCCTGTCGGTAGGGGATACGGTAAAATCGATGCGAAGTGTTCTGTCACGTTGCTTCGTAGTTCCGTGGAGTCTATTCGTGCCAGTTCTCCCACCGGGAGATTACAGGATATAGCTCCATTTGATATTGTGGTATGTTTTGTTCCCGTTGGCTCCGGTACTGTTATTACCCATAAAGTGCGTAATTGTCAGTTCAAAAAAGATGCGCTAAGCATCAAAGCCGGCGATACAAAAAACGAAACGGATTTTGAACTGCTACCCAGTCACATCGAGTGGAAATAAAACAATAAAGGCGGCAGAGGCTAAAAACAGACAGCCTCTCCTCTTCTAAAACAAAAACAGGATTATGGAAAAAGAAATCAAATCACCTGAAGTGATAGACGATATACGAGTAGGTATCGAGTTGAACGGTCAAGTCCCCGATTCGCAAATTGCACTGTGGAAGCATAAGCATGGAGCCGTCTATTCCGTA